AGGACGGGTTGGCCCGCATATCGGCGTCGACTGCCGCCGCAGTACACAACGAACACCCATTCATGAGTGGTGCCGAGTTGGCAATCCAATTGCTAAACGAAGAGCCGCCGCAACCAGAGCAGGAGAACCGAGCCATGCAGCGTGGCAACACGCTGGAAGGTCCGGTGCGCGACTGGGCCAGCCAACTACTTAACGACCACCTCACGACTCCGTGCATAATGCACGCGTACGAAGAGGACGGCGTTCGTCTAGTCGCCACCATTGACGCAGTAAATGAACACGGCAAGGTCTTTGAGATTAAGACTAAGCGCGGCAGGTGGAACGGACAGTTGCCCAGGTACTGGTATTGGCAGGGGGTGCAGCAGGCAATCTGCGCCAACGTGGACAGCATCACTTGGGTGGTGTTCGATAGTGATTTGGATATCCAATTTCACGAACAGGTCGTTACCTCAGACGAGAAGCAGATGCACATCTCTGCTTGCCGTAACTTTCTGGCCGCCATTGACATGGGCATGATTCCAGACGGGGCTCAGGCAACCTACAAGGACTTGTCCAATCTTTACTCCGGCAACGGAACGTCCGTTGAACTAAACAAAGACCAAGCAGCTCTTGTTGTTAGTTATGTAGCGGCGCAGAATTACATCTCAGAAATGGAGAAGCAGGCCGACGCAATCAAGACACAGCTGTGCGACATCATGAAGGATGCCGAAACAGCATTGGTCAACGGCAAGCTCAAAGCAACTTGGAAGTCAGCAAAGCGGACTAGCTTTGACTCCAAGAAGTTCGAAGCGGAGCATCCTGCTCTTGCTGCGAAATACAAAAAACAAACAACGTACCGCACGTTCCGTGTGGTGGAAGGGGAATAGCAATGAGATTCAATCTCGACAACTACGAGACAGTAGAGGCACGGCTCGCCAAGTTTTGGGAGGAGTTCCCGAATGGTCAGGTCTTTACATCCATTCATTACTACGATGAGAACCGAGTGGTCTTCAAGGCCGAGGTATACAAAGACATCAGCGACCCAAGACCAGTAGCCACCGGATTCGCAGAGGAGATACGCGATGCCAGTCCGGTGAACCGTACATCCCACGTGGAGAACGCTGAGACATCTAGCATTGGGAGGTGTCTGGCCAATTGGAAGTATGCATCCAAAACCCAGCCGCGCCCCAGCCGCACGGAAATGGAAAAGGTTCAACGGATGACCGAGCCACAATCGGACGCCGACCTACTTACCAAATTCCGTGAGGCTTGCACCAAGGCTGGGCTTGACCCACAAGACGTGGCCAAGTCTGCCGGCGTTGACTTATATGAGTTGACCAACGAGTCGATGCCGCAACTGCGTGACGCATTCAAGAAGATGCAACAAAAGCCAGAGCCGGTACAGAATCAAGAGGGTTCCTTTATCGAGAACGTAAAGGCCGTGTTCCCTGATGCCAAGGAAGAGGAGCCGCAGATCAAGGACCCGGACTCCAAGGCATCATCGGCACAGCTGGGCAAGTTGAGGGCCATGCTTATGGCCAACGGTATTGGCGACAGGGCCAAGCAATCAGAAACAATTTCCGAGATAGTCAACAGGCCTATTGCCAAGTTAGACATGCTCACAAAGGGCGAGGCGAACACAGCAATCAAGGCCCTTGAAGCAAGGACCAAGCGTGAATGACGAGCGAAAGGGTGAATGTCAGGGCAACCAGGACAAGTGTGGTGCTACTGGGTGCCCGCTGTTTGGCACTTTGGGAAGACCAGACAAAAAGAACGTACGCCGCATTAGAGGGTGTGCCGACCCATCCGCAAGAGGTCGTCGCAATCGGAATAAAGGGGATGCGAAGGCGCGTCGCGCCCGTAAAAAGCTGGGGTTGGGCGGCCACCTTACCCGTCACGAAGAAAACTGGGGTGGTTATTTTCGTACCGAGGTCAAGGCTGGCGCTCAGGTCGGTCCGATTGCTACCCGTTTCCAAGCCGCTTATGCGCAGTCTCTCGCGGCGAAAGCTTTGGGCGACATTCGCCCGTTCATAATGGTGGCAATGCCGGATGGCACGGCCAAGGGCATAGTGCTCATGGACTTGGAAGAGTTCTCTGAGATTGCTATACTGTTACAACAAATCGAAAGCTAGGAGAAGGCAATGGATTTTGTACCAAGGATTTTGGCATTGATATCTGCCGGATTACTAACGTTGGGGGTGGGGCTAGTACATAATCCGCCCGCGCCGGTCTCGCCCCCAACTACAATCAAAGAGGTGGCTGTTGTTCCCTCCTTTCCGACAGCCACCACCAGCTCCACCACCACCACCGTTGCACCAGGGGATGCATTGTGTGGTCGGTGGTGGAGTCTGGCTTTAGAACTGGGCTGGGAACGAGATGACATGGACACCTTGGACTACATCATGTGGCGCGAGTCAAGGTGCGACCCCACTCAGCACAACACCACGCTGAACAGGGATGGCTCATCGGATATTGGGCTTACCCAGATAAACGACAGGTCCTGGTGTTTGCCAACCAGGTGGTATCCGAACGGATACTTGCAATCCGTGGGGGTTTTGTCTACGGTTGGGTGCGAACAGTTGTTCGACGTAGCGACAAACCTAAAGGCAGCAAAAGCAATCTATGACTACCACGTTTCCAGAGGACAACGAGGCTTCGAAGCCTGGAGTGTATAACTATATGCAGCTACTAAACGAATGGAAGCTTGTCGACAGCGACGCAGAATGGATGCAATGGTCCGCGTGCAAGGACTTGGACCCCAAGATCTTCTTTCCCGAAAGCAACTACAAGAACAACTACGTCAAAGCCAAGGCTGTGTGCGCCGAGTGTGTAGTCTATAAGGACTGCATGAAATTTGCATTGGTCAACTCAATTGACCACGGCGTTTGGGGTGGTCTTTCGCCAGTAGAAAGAATTAGAAAGCGAAGGTCAGATAAAAATGCCGCCGGAAAATGAGTCCATCTTTTATCAAGCGTGGCTAAACGATTTACAAATGACCGTTGACTCATTACGAGAACAACGGGAGGAAGACCGCAAGCGGATAGCGGAACTAGACAAACAGGTCACCATGTACCGCTCCATGGCCGACCAACTTAAAAGGCTGTTAAGCCAAGGGGATAACTACCAATGAGTCAAGCAAGCTGGTACAAACTAAAGACAGGTTCATGGGGCGTCAAGATACGTCACGATGGACAAGAAGGCGAACAGGTTGAGGTCACCAACAAGAAGGGTGAATCGAAGACTGTGTACCTTGTAAACCGGGCAGCAAAGTTCGATGATGCGCAGCTGTGGGAAGTATCGTCCGATGAACCGGAGATGCAGTCGCGACCTCCGACTTTGGAAGAAGAACCCTTCTAGTTGTATGGGGGCGGTGGTTTGCAGCCGGTGTGATTGTGTTGTAACGCATGACCCAAGAAGAATCGTCGGCTGCAACTGCGACCCCGACTCTCCGACCTGGGTGTACATACAGCCAGACGGTAGGGTTCGTGGGTTCTCCCAAGCAGAGTGGAAAGACTACAATGATACGTGAGAAATACAAATGTCCGAGGTGCGACAATGCGATTACCCTTCACGTCAAGACGCCGGAAGCACCGTTATGCACTAGACACGCTGGTAAATCAACACCAATGCAACCAACAGGAGGAAGAAATGATAGACAACCAACACAACCATCCGTCGTTCACGCTTGATGATATACGGTTAACCGAAGAAGTACTAACCGAGATACTGTATTTGGCGTGCACAACAAGACGAGAGCTACGGCTACCGATAACAAACATTGCCGAGGGAATCGCCAACGTTCTGTCCCCGGATCAAGTAGAGCGATGCAAAGACTACGTTCGATTCAGAGTTCAATCAGGCAACGACTGATGCGCTACCGATACCAAAGACGTTAGCGCTACCGATAACAAAGATTCACGATAAGACCCACAGGTATTAACGACCTGTGGGTCTTATCCTTTGTGGGCAGATAATGCTAAAACAAGAACCCCCCGAAGGGGGGTTCTTGACAACCGAGCCAGACTGGGGTAGCCAGCCGAGCCACATCAGGCTTATGTATGGCACATCACACAACCAACATAAGGAGATAGTTATGAAGAAGCAGCAACACAAACCCAAAGCACAACGACAGTCATCTGTTGTTGTGCGCAAGAGTGTCAAAGCAACACCGTTTAAGGATGCTTTGGCTAAGGCAGAAACAAAGTGGGGCAGACCAGCCAGCAAGTTACAAGCAATAACTGATGCTCTTGGTCACGAGTTCCATACCTTTGTGGAAGCGTGCTGTAGCAACAGGGTAACGACAGCAGCGTTAACTCAGGCTGTTAAAGACCTTGGTGTTCCAGTGTCCTATGGCGCAATGCTTGGTATCCGCAAGAAGATACAAGCAGAGAACCAGTGGTTCTATCAAATGGTACAAGACATTGTCGACAAGGGTGGTGTAGAGCCAAACGGATTGGCTGATACTGACACCAACTACAATGACGATAAGCACTGGGCATTTGATAGTCCGATAGAGCAATAACCCCCCCCATCGCTAGTTGGAAGCGTAACTCCTTTACGTCTGCTGACATACCAGATTATTCCATCAGTATGTCATTCAACATCAACCCACAGAAAGGTAGTCACAATGAGTAACGAAGATGAATTGTTATCGGAAGTAGAACAGATAGTGACCAATGCTGCTGACCAAGAACAGTCTGAGTATACGGACTATGTGGTGTCAGTAGCCAAGACAGTAGAAGAACGGCTGTACAAAGAGTATGGGGCAGAAGATACCTACAGGGTCTTCTCTCTCAACTTGGCGTTTAAGGGTTTACCTGACACCTTGGAAGATTGGCGCATAACCAAAGAGATGGAAGAGCCCAATACCGAAAGCATTGACATCACAAAAGACAGCCACGAAGTCAACTCGTGCTTAGAGTTGGAGAGTGTCTGGAATGGAAATCAATCAGGTATGCCAGATGAACTCTATGACGTACTGGAAGACAGGAAGGCAGGGCTTTATCTACGCAGCCAACGCAGTAATCTCGTTGGCTCTGTTGTAAGGTCAGGTGCTTGGGCCAGCCCAACAGCCAAAGACAAAGGCATCAAACCATCTGCTTGCTCAGACCGAAAGTCGGTTACCGTAACCATCTATCACACAGGTGGTTTTATGGTGGCTCTTACTAGGGATGATGAGTCTGGTGAACTGATTGGTGACCGTCAGGTGTTTCACGTCTTTCAGCCAGACGAAACCTGTAAGGACAAATACTTTGGGAACAATGTTCAGATTGCCGACAAGTGTATGCAATGGCTGAATGACACTTACGGCAGACTGACATCATCTATCTATGGTTTGTGGGCTGTACCAGCAGCAATCCAAATGGATGACCCAGAGATGTATGACGCATTAATTAAAGATGTTCTCTTGGACAAAGCCAAGAGCGACAACAACAACAACAACCCACAGAAAGAAGGAAGCAATGACAACTAGCACACAACTACTAACCGATTGGGAAAGGGCAGAGTTTGCCATAACACACTCAAACAGAGTGTTGCTTTATGGTTTGCCCGGTACGGGTAAGACCTACTTTGGTCTCAATCGCAATACAGACAACGCATACCGTTTGATCTGTACGGAAGAAATGACTGATGCCGATTTGATTGGCTGCTATAAGCAGAACAGTCAAGGCAACTGGTCTTTCGCAGAAGGCGTTGGCATCAAGGCTTGGCGTGAAGGCGCAAGACTTGTAGTCGATGAGATAAACCGTATGAACGGTGATGTTGAGAGCCGTATGATGGCACTCATTGACAGTTCAGCGTCAAGCAGTTGGCAGCATCCCGATACTGGTGAAGTGGTTAATCCACACCCCAAGTTTTCGGTGGTTGCTACTATGAACGGTGAGCCAGAAGACCTAGCACCAGCAATTCTTGACCGTCTTACTGTCAAGTGTAAGGTCAATGAGCCACACCCCGATGC